CCTTATTAATCATGAAACCACAGGCTACAGTGACCTCTGAGAAGAGGTCAAACGCGTCTCGCGGGATGATGACATCATCCCCATACACTGACAGATTCACACCTGTCTCGAACGGGATTCCCAATTCTTCGCAGCACCCGCAAGCGAGTGCATAGAAGATTAAGGATTCCAATTCAAACGTGTATGCGTTGCCCATGGAGGAGAATTTTTGGAAACTCCTCCAAACACCCTCGAATTCATATCGAGGACAACGAGCAACGTCAAGGAACTCAAACCATTCAATTGGTAAAAGATCCATGACGAGACGGTAAGCCACTGTATCGCTTGCTGATGAGAAATCAACAGTTGCGAGACAGTCCTCTATGGCCAGTTTTGCTAATCGTTGATTAGTTGACTGGTCGTTAAGGTTTATCCCGTGATGGGACAATCTGCGGCTTACATAAGTTCCGATTCCTTTCTGCATAAGGCCATTCAACAATGGCTCTACGCAAATCGGGCGATCGGTCTTAGCGTCTTTGGGCACAAACATCAATCGACTTCCAGGTATCAAAGATACTCGATGGATTCCTTCTGGAAACCATCCTGGAAACTCCTCGAGAAACTCTTGGAGTGTGTCGTTGAAGGCGTAGGTGCACTCAAGGTTCGATGTAACCTTAGCAAATACGGAGGTGTCCCCCCGTACCCCAAAAGCCGAACCGGGACCAAAGCTGAAGTCTAAATCAGATAACTTCGGAACGTCACCGAGTATAAGGGATATTTTTCGTGAAGCATACGAAAGTATGCGTTCCACGCGGGGATGTAATAATTCCCCGGAATCTCTTAGTCGGAATCGTTCGTTCGTTTTTTGACAGAGGACTTCGGCCTCGATGAATTTCTTGACAGCAACTTCAGAAGTTCTGATGCCGGTATCCAAGTAAGGATACTTAGACAAAGTTTTAACACTTTGATAATCAAGATAAAATTCCCGAGGGTCTAGGTATGTGGAAGGGTCGATTGATTTCCGCACCAGTTGATCAAAATCCTTGTATTTAGCAAGGATGTAACATGATAAACTGATCGGTGAATCAATAGATTCCCACATCCGGTTGGCTAATGACAGTGCGTCCAATCTCTTGAGAGATTGGTTTTGCACAGCTTTACGCTGTGCAAAGGTCTTACGGATGCTCATAAGATCTTTCTGAAGTCGAACTAAGTGTGGATTAACTTGTGAAAGTTAAATACAGCTTAGTACGGGAGCTCGTACGCCTC